GTCACTTCATCCATAAAGGTACTATGAATACCATCATTACCAAAACCACACTGTGCAAAATTAACTAAATCCATATCTAGTTCTTTTGCCATCATCTCAGGCCAGAAGTCAAAAGGTTCTGTTAGATTGCCATCATTGTCATGCATATGTTCTTTTAGTTTAGGGTCTTTAGTTGTAAGTGTGACATATCTTTTGTCAGAATAGCTACAACCAAATACTAATAATTTTTTCTTCATTCGTATATTACTCCAAAGTTTCCTGCTATACTTACACGATCTTCATCACATTCATAGAATGGATATACTTGATGTTTCATTCTTGATGGAAAGATAACCATGTTACCAGAAAACTCTTTTTCCATAGGAATGGCCAAACTTCTTATATTACCGATAACATCAGTATATGCAAAAGTAAAGTTTGATATAGAATCTCCATTAAGACTTTCTTTTGCAATTGGTAACTCTCTTTGTTCTTTATTTGATGTTGGAATTTTCATCCAGACAACAAAAGAATAAGAACCGCCGTGGTCATGCATTGGATTAAACTCTGTTTGTTTTTGATAGTTTACCCATAGATTAGTTAGTTTGTAATTATATTTGTGACCACTATTAAGTGGATGCCAACCTCTACCAAACTGATTATCTATACCTTTTAGTGACGGTACACAAAAAGTTTCAAAGAGATTTTGTTCATCGTGCAGTTCAATAGATTTTGATATATTACCAGCTAAACCATCCTTCAAATTTTTAGGTTCTTTTTGTGCCACATTAATTAACTGCCACAAATAATCTACTACTGGTTCTGGTAATTTTGCTTGTAGTATAGGAATATTAGGAAGTTCTACTGTCCTAAATCCTTCAAAAGTCACTTCTTGTTCCATTATATTTTCCTTGCTAAGAATGTAAAAAATCCTGGCCAGTATTCATTATTCAACAATTTCTTTCTGCCAACATCTTCACAAAGTTTTTCATCACCCTCTATGGAAGACCATATTACTTTCATATTGTTATCTTTTAGTATTTCGTTTACTTCTTCCATTGTGTGTTGTGTTTCATGTGGATGTAACACCTGATCTCTAAACCAAGAGAGTAAATGTGTCTTATCATTAAATCTAGTATCTAATTCACAATACCTTTTAAATTTAGCAACCTCACCCTCTATATTTGCAAATTCATCTAAAAATGGTTTACGTCCATATTTATGATAAAGTCCAATAAAAATACTTCCATCTGTGGATTGACATATTTTTTCAAGAGCACCTTTAAAATTTCCTGTATGATGTAAAACACCAAGTGATATTATTAAATCAGCTGGTTTCATTTCATATTCAAAAAGATCAGCAACTTCAAAGTTAACTTTACGTCCAATATATTCTGATACCATTCTAGCTCTTTCTATTGCAACAGGATTAAAATCTATTCCTGTTACACTGCATCTATTATGGTAAGATATACGATTAGATAACCAACCAGCACCACAACCAACTTCTAAAATCTTTGCTCTAGATTTTAACATTGGTAAAATCATTTCATATTCTGTACCAGCCCAACGAGTTTTTCTCATAACACTTAATGCGTGTTCTTCGATGCTATCACGATAATTAAATGGTAGTTCTTTATAAAACTCCAATACACTTTCATTAATGTGGGTAAACGTCATCACCATATTCCTTTTTATCTTTTTTCTTCCAAGTCGATAGGTAAAGTTTTAAGTGCAATCTTAGTTTTCTAAAAAACAGCAACATTATATTTCTCCATAAATTTTTTAGCGTCATCCCAATCGTTTACAATAGGTTGACCTTTAATATTCAAAGATGTATTCAATAACATAGGACAACCAGTTTTTTCATACCACTCTTCTAATATAGGTCTAAGTATCGAAATATTGTTCTTCTCTACAATTTGTACTCTTGCAGTTCCATCAACATGAGTTACAGAACTGTGATCATGTTTTGCCTTTGCTACAAACTGCATATAACGATTCATTGGGCCTTCAAAATACTCATTAGCATATTCTTCCAAGATGGCAGGCGCAAAGGGTCGAAATTTCTGTCTACGTTTAATTTGGTTAACAGTGTCCTTAATGTCTCGTCTAGGGTCAGCAATAAAGCTACGATTGCCAAGGGAGCGAGGGCCAAACTCAGCACGACCATTAGCAATGCCGCAATAACTATGATTAATAAGATGTTCAACAACTTCTTTAACATTTATTTCTTTCCTAATATTATATCCAAGATATGGGTGTTTCCATTTTAATTTTTTCTTTTTAACCAATGCTGCTGCACCTAGTGAATTTCCAGCATCGCCAGGCGATGGCATAATCCAAATATTTTTGTTTTTGATTTTACTATTTGCTAAGCAATTTAAAGCACATCCACCCATGATAATAAGATTTTTCTTTGGACACATATCAACAAGTTCCAAAAACTTTTTTTCATATAGTGCCTGAACAGATGCAGCAATGTCTTCTTTACTTGCTATACTCAATGCATCACTTATATTTCTAATTCCAAAATGATTATTTTCCCAAAGTAAATATTCTAGATCAACAATTGGTTCACCAAATGCAGCCATACCCATAGTAATATACTCATCTTCATTTGGTTTTAATCCTATGTATTGTGTAATAGCAGAATATAAAAGACCAATTGAATATGGATATTTCCAAGACTTAATCTTTTTCATATTATCCCATATAGATACAGTATCCCATTCACCTATGGAATCAATTACCAGAATATTACAGTCATCAAATGGTGCTGTGTAATATCCTGCTGCTGCGTGAGATTGGTGATGATAAAAAGACTTATCATACTCTATAGTTGTTTTATCATTTCTCCATGGCTTACGTGCATACAACCTTCTAGTATTCTTATACCATGTCTTTTCGTGATATGCTATCATTGGTTTTTTCAAACCTAAACAATCATTAACTTCTAACTGCTTTTGGTGTAACCACTTGTCATTTTTTACTTTAGAATATCTCTCTGAATGAGATGCATGAAGTATGTTTCCATTTTTTATTCTACAAATTGCAGCATCGTGGAAACCTTCAGAAAATCCTACAATATTCATTTCATTCTCCCATAAAATTTAGTTTTGTCTGAACTAACTCTATCAAACAAATACCAACAACAATTATCTTTACCAACACTTTTACTATCTTCTATCCACTTCACACGACCAATACTCACAATCTTTTTTAACATACCCATATAAGGAACACTCTGTTTAGTATGCATCCAATCTGAGTCAAACAACAACCAAGTAGGTCTATATGCAGTAAAGTATTCTATCATGGGATGAAGCAAACTCCTATCCCAAGGCGGATTTGTAATTATGTAATCTGCTTCAAATAAATCTTCCATATTTATTTCTCTAAAATGTCTAGTCAAAATAGTATCTGTCTGTGGTTCTAAATCACTAGCCCATGAACACCAACCATTTGTCATAGTTTCTATATGATTCACTAAAGCACCATCACCAGCACATGGTTCTGCAAACGCAAATTGTTTTTTGGGTAGATGTTGAACCAAAGGTTCTACAGCTTTATATGGTGTTGGATAGAAGTCTCTTTCGACTCTCTCAAAATTACTTCTTTTGCCCACTACACTGCCACATGACTAAAATTTTTCACCTTCTCAAATCTAATTGTACTTCTGAACTTATCAGCAAGTGCATCTTGTTTATGACTTATCACAAATACATTTTCTCCACTTAACGTATTCAATATTTTTAAGAACTCATCAGTTCCAGTACCATCAAGTGAACTATCAAATATCTCATCAAGTATTAATAGATTAGTATTCGTAGAGTTTTTCATCTTCGCAACAGCTCTCCAAGTAAAGAGTAGTGCAAGGTCTATTCGCATCTTCTCACCTTCACTAAATGAATCATAAGAAAACTCATCACGATACCTTGACTTGATAGTTTCCTCAAAGTTTTCATCTAAAGTGAAGTTGACATAGAACTCCATAGATGTAAGATACTTGTTAATTAACTTGTTCATTATTGGAAGATACTGTTTAATGATCTTAGTCTTAATACCTGTATCCTGTAGCATGTTTCTTGCAGCTTCAGCATACAACTTATCTTCTCTTAGTTTAGATTTTTGTTTATTGTAAATCTCCACCTCTTCTTTTAAATCTTTTAGTTTATCAACATCAGAAGATGTAGCACCATCAGATTCAAACTGTTTTATTTCTGTATCTAATTGTACATTAAACTTTTTAAGTTCTACTATTGAAGAATCAATTTTAGCCATAGATACTTGATTACGTCTAATTTGATCTGTAATATCTTTGATCTCAGTTTTTCTAGATGAAACCTTTTCCAACTCAACTTTAAGTTCTTTCATACCAACTTGTATTTTATCTGCTTCTGATTCTTTGTGTGTAATCATATCAGATTTAAATACTTCATCAATGTGTTGTTGACAAGTTGGACAATCTTCATTATTCTGAAAAAATCCAATCATTGAAGAATGTGTTTTATGTTTTTCCACAAGAGTAGATTGTATGTCTTTTAACTTTGTACTCTTTTTTTCTACTAGTGACTTATCTTCAATGTGAGATAGATCAGCTTCAATATCAGATTCTAATTTATNTCTTTCTTCAGTTCTTTTAGATATCTCTTCTTCATTAGTTTGAATNAGATTTTGTTTTTGTTTAATTATTTTTTCTTTGTTTTCTTGCAAGTCAGCTATATGNTTTTCTTGAAAACTAATCTTTTCAGAAGTCAATTGATANTGATAATCGTTTTCACGAATATCATCTAGTATAATTTTTAATCTCTGTTTTAGAATAAGGTTCATAGTAGAAAAAATTTGAATGTCTAAAATCTCTTCTACAACATCTCTACGATGCCTGGCTTTGAGTTGCATGAATGGAATGAAGGTTGAACTACCAAGAATTACTACTTGTGTAAAAGAACGATAGTTTAGTTTTAATATTTGTTGTTCTAATATTTTTTGATAGTCACGAGCATTAGCATTTTGGTTTATCAAAATATTGTTTTGATATATCTCAAATTTATTTGGTTTAATAGAACGTACTACTTTATATTCTACACTACCAATTTGAAACTCAACCTCAACAACTGTAGAAGAGTTGTTTATTGAATTTACCATTTGCATCTTACTTATATTGCGAAATGGTTTACCAAATAATCCAAAACATAATGCATCAAGTATAGTTGACTTACCAGCACCATTTTCTCCAATAATAAGAGTGGTAGGTTCTTTATCTAGTTGAATTTCTGTAAATTGATTTCCTGTAGAAAGAAAGTTTTTCCACCTCACATACTTAAAATTAATCATATCTCTAAATCTTGTGCCTCTGTATACAATTGTCTCTGTAGATTAATCAGTCTACCTTTATCTAAAGAGGTATCAAGCTCTTCAATATACCTACTTAAAAGTGTCATTGTATCTTCTGTATTTTCAACAATATCATCTGACACAGTATTTGCATCCAAGTCAGAAAAGTCCTCTATGATCTTAACTTCGTGACAATCGGCTTTCAATACTCTATCAATAAACTGATCAAACTGATACAAATCTTTTTTGTTTACTACAATAACTTTAACATAGTGATCTACTAGATTGTTTACATCAAACTTAGTATAATCAGTTTGTGTGTCATCATAGTAAACTTTCTTGTGAATGGTGTAAGGATTTTCAATTCTTTCTAATTCTCTTGTCTCTGTGTCAAAAACATGAAAACCTTTTCTATCGTCACAATCATTCCAGTAAAGTTCGTATGGAGCTCCCAAATAAAATATTTGACCGTCATCAGATTTATGGTGGAAATGACCAGAGAAAACAGTATCAAATTTTCTAAAACTGCTTTTACTTATTCCATGTTCATTTACTACACCTTTCATCATTTGAAATCCAGCAATCTCCAAATGACCCATACATATATCTGCTGTTGTTTCGTGTATCATACCCTCTGAGTAAATTAAATTTTGACTATTGATCCAAGGTAAAAATAATATTTTAGTGCCATCAAATTCTACTTCTTCAGCTTCTGGATATATCTTAATATTTTTATGACGTTGACCTAGAAGTTCCTCTACACAATTTACATCATTAGTATTCTTATAGAACGTATCATGGTTTCCAATCATAATATGTAAATTTATGTCTAAAGTATTAAACGGCAAGATAAATCTTTCACGAAAATCTTTTGCTGTTTTGTATGAAACAAACTTACGTCTATCCATTAGGTCACCCAAATGAATACAAGTTTTTATATTGTTTTGTTGTAGATATGGAAAGAATGTTCCTTCATAGAACTGATAGAAATATTCATTAAAATTTAAGTTATCGTTTCGAGCACCAAAATGTGTATCATTAATTATAGCAATCTTCAATCATCTAACCCCATAAAATTCTCTAGTCCACCAATCTTACTTTTAGTTTCTTTTTTCTTAGGTTTATATACAGCCTCATCTGGCACCATAATATTCACATCAAACCCACTTACTTGATATGGTGTAGTGTCATATGGATTTGTAACAAAAGGAATATACTCTTGTTTTGAAATCAATTGATGTTTTACATGAGCTTGTTTTTTTTCTTTTTGTATTCTACGAATAAATGCGTAATATATTATTTGTGTAAAATAAGCAAAAGGATTATTTGATTTTTCTGGATTGAAGTTATGAATATATTGTAAACAGTTCTCAATACCGTCTGATATCATTTCTTGTTTATAAGTATAGTTAATAAAATTTGGTCTGTATGAAAGTCCATTTGCAATCTTTAAAAAACACTCTCCAATATAATTGGTAATTCTAGGAGTCTCATCTCCCGCCTCTTCAGCCTCTGCACACTGTTCTTTCCAATCTTTCATTGCTTGAAGAAACTTTTTATTATCTACATAATGAACACTTACTTTTTTAGGTTTTTTCGCCATAACAATTCCTTTTACATATTTCTTCCATACTACACTAGTTTGAAGGTAATGTCAAGTAAATAATTATTTTAAATTAATGCATTTTTTACTTGACAAGGTATAGGATAGTGTGTATAATAGATATTGTAATCTTTTCAAATTAATGATAAACTTTACTATCTACATCCCAATGCTCTAAGAAATCATCATCTAGTATATCTTCATTTAATTCTATAGAATCTAATTCTTGATCAGTTGGTTCTCTTTCGTCTGAATTTCCCATACTTCTTAATACATATTCATAATAACGAGACAATCCTTCTGATGCTGGAGTCATAACAACTACAGAGTTTTTTTGTATACTGTAATATGGTTGATCAGAATAAACTTGTACCCATCTGGAAAGCCCTAAAGATTCAACTACACCCTTTTCTGTATTATTACTAACAGTAGACATTTTTAATGGCTCTGTTACCTTGAACTTATCTGAATTAGTAAGTTCAACAGTAGCTATAATATCTTCCCCATTTGATAGTTTTATGACTTGATATCTCATTTCTATGCCTCTATATCCAATAACTTACCTTGCTCAATTCTTTCTAACCTTCTTTGACCATTTTCTTCGTATATTACTCTTTGGTCATTAACAGTTTTATTCTGCAATCGTTCTGCACGTTCTTGCCAAGATTCTTGTAATCTTGAATTAATCTCTGCTCTTGTTGAGGCCTCAACTACTCTGATCTTTTCTTTTTTCATTGGTGGTTTTATGTTTTCACTATTAGCGTAAACATTTGGATGACCATATTGTTGAACTCTTGCAACTTGACTTTGTATGTCATTATTTGTGTTCATCTATTATCCTCTGTATTATATTGTAAGGAAGACTACATATCCAAATATAAGGAATCCAAAAAAGTATATTGTATATAATTATTTCACTCATTTTATAACTTTATCCTATCAATCTTATATTCAAATTGTTCTTCTTTATATATATTTATCCTTTCATAAAAGTGTCTTAATGTAAAATTTCTCTTAGTTTTATATGTAAGATCATCGGCTATATCAAATAATTTTACTGAGTCTTTATTTTTACTCTGTCTAAGACCTCTTCCAATACTTTGCAAAACTCTTATTCTACTCTTTGATGGACTAGCAAAAACAATATTATGTATGTTACGAATATTTATACCTGTAGAAAATGTACCATATGAAGCTATAATAATTGCATCTTTTTCATTTTCAGTTATTGCACGAATGTCTTCTCTAGTTTGAGTATCAGTACCACCGTATACAAAAAATACTTTCCTATCAAATTTTTTAATTTCGTTGTGTAATAGAACGCCATGTTTTTCTACTAGTTGGAATAGACATAAAGTATTTCCATTTAAATTTTGACATAAGTTTTTAATAAAAGTATTTCTTTTTGGATGAGATACTATGTAATTAATTTCTTCTGCATATATGTAATTTTTAACCCTTTTAGATTCTTCTTCTGTATGTGTTAGTACTAAACAGTTTATATTAAGTTTAGCTAGAGTATCATTATCCATCAATTCTTTTGTTGTGATAATTTTTTTAACTTTACCAAACAAACCTTCTAATACTAATCGGTGTGTTTGTGTGCCATCAAGTGTACCTGTTAGACCAAATCTATACTTTACATCTCTAGACTTTACCATTATATCTGTTAAAGATTTTGCTTTAAACAAGTGAGCTTCATCACCTATTATACAACCGTATTGTGCAAAGTAAGGAGTGTGTAGTTTATATATGGATTGCCATGTAGATATTATTATAGGTTTTTTAGAACCTTTATCCATTCCAGCATATACTTTATGGATGTATTCATCCTTCCATCCATAATCAATAAAATCAGAATACATTTGTTCTACTAATGATGTGGTTGGAACTAAAATTAAAGTTTTTAATCCCATCATATGGTAGTAACGCACTAATGTGTAGATTATGAGTGACTTACCAGAAGCGGTAGGAGATAACAGAAGTGAACGATTTGTGGATATTGCATGATGAATCGCATCCAGCTGATAATCTCGTATTTCAATTGGTTGTCCTTTGGACTTGGGTTGCAATGATGTTGCGAAATCTCTAACATCCTTACGAACAATATTCCGATCATTTTCTACTCCCTCTTCCAATATATATTCTATTGAATTTTTTAAACAAAACTCTTTGATGTATGGAAGGAGGCCCACATATATTCTTCCATTGTGTGGAGAAAACAAGCGTATTTTACCATCCCACATCCTACTACGATATTGGGGCATAAATTTTGCACCAGGCACTTCAAAGGTAAAATAATCAGATAGTTCTCTTTCTAAACTGTCATCTACTTCTAGTGTCAAATATACTTCGTTGACTTTTGATATTTTCATTTAAACTCAGGCCCAAGCACCCAACCAACTAAAGATTTTCTTACACCCTTTGTTACTGGTCTTACTCTGTGCCAATAATCAGATTGAAAAAATAATGCAGTGTTTAGGGGAAGTTTACTAAATGTTTCATATCTAGTTTTTATACTAGGACTGTGAAGTTCTAAATCAAACTCACCCCCTGTGTAATCATCATTAAGAAATATAGAAAAACTTATTTTACGAACTCTATGATCAGAGTATGGTTTATTGTGTTGATCTACATGCCAACCATATTCTTGTGACTTATTATACTCACCATACTGTAATGGTTCTATAGTGTCAATATTAAAATTCCACCCAGCATTAGTGTTAACAGTATTTGTAACATCCAAAAATTCTTTTAGTAATAATTTATCATTTATAAATGTGACATTAGAATTTCTTTTTGTTTTACTAGTAGAAGATAATGTTTTACCTGTTGACATTTTTAATTTTTCAGATAATAATTTATATAACATTTGGTTCAATAGTGGTTGTGATATCACTATAGTTTCGTAAGACTTACCATATCTCATTAGTAGGTCACTCCAGCTTCAAATTTTTTCCACTCAATTGCATTTTTAATATCCCATCCACGATTATCAACTGATTTGATAACCCCTTTGATATAATCTACAACTGTCTCTAAATAACCAATTTTGTTTTCAGCATTTATTACATCATCATCAGATGTAATGTATACACTTAAATCTGTTTTTAAAACTTTAATGTCAAATGGTTTACTTACATATACTTTAGCATCAGCCTTTCCACCATAGTATTCCCACTTATCACGATAGATACGTTTATAATCACCCTTTGCTTTAAACAAAAGAAGTTCATACTTAGACTTAATATCTAAATACTTCGCTTTTATTTCTTGATTTTTTAAGGATTCTGTATCTAAGTGTTCATTGTTTACTTTTAAATCATTATATACTTCTAGTTTCAATTCATCAAGATTCATTATTACTCCATTACATTATTCTATCGTCACCATCTCATATAACTTATATCTAAAATCAATTGTAGCTGTAATATATTCTACATCTGTTACATTTTGATTATAATCTAATCCACTTAAAGCTACAGGAAATAAATCTGAAAATCTTACTTCTACAATAGGATTATTTTTGTTTGAAAGTATTGTGAGAGTTGCATCTGTATAAAATGCTTTATCTGCAATTGCAGGCCCACCCCTGCCACCAATATCTTTATTACTAATACCTGTTCCTGTATTACCGCCTTGACCTTCTTGTGGTGTATTTGATCCACTATTTCTAAAATCAATAAACTGTTGTCTACTTTTAGGAAAACCAATACCAATCATCCAATCATGGATTGTTCTATAATTTTGCAATTCCTCATCTACAATAAAAGATATTGATAAATTATCAAAAGTAAGATTGTCACCTAGTATTGGTATACTTTTATATGGTGTAGGTATTACTAACTCTCCTAAAGAGATTGCTGGAATATTAGCAGCCGTGGTGAAGAACTCAACTTTTGGAAGTTGATGTATCATAAACCTAAACTGAGTTGGACTTGAATAATCCAAAACTGTTGGTTGTCTACTGAGAGGTGAAGTATCTGTTGTCATACTATTATTTATAATAAAAAAAAGAGGGGAATAAATCCCCTCTCTAAGTTTGTTGTAGTTAGTTGGTTAACCCAACTATTATTATTACATAAGGTTAGCGACTTTAACTTTTCTGTAATATTTGTTGGTAGCAGAACTGATGGAAATTGCACCATCAGCAGCAGCTGCAACTGTTCCAGTGTGGAATGGGTTAGCAGCGATACCATAACGAGTTTTAAACCCGATTTTTGGTTGGAAAGTATTTTCACCAACCGCACGAACCATCTGTAGGGGAACGTATGGGCAGTAGAACATACCAGCATCGTAAGGTGATGTACCTTTGTATCCAACAACATAGTACTGAGAAGCAGCAACATTTGCTGAATATGGATCAACATACACTTTGTAACGACCATTCATAACACCAGCGAATGTAGTTGAAGTATCATCAACATTCAAGTTGTTGTTAAGAGCAGGAGTGTAATCTAGTACACCAGCCATTTGCAGTGCAGACGCAACGTCAGCAGAACAAAGGATCATGTTACCTTTACCACGACGAGTCTGTTGACCGATAGCATTAGCATCACGTTCAATTGCGAACATAAGACCTTTAAACTTCTCAACTGACCAACGACCATTTGAGTCTGTGTCAAGATCAAAGATACCAGCATTAGTTGTGTTAACTTGAGCACCTTTAACAGCTGAAACGTAAATGTTACGAACAACTTCACGGTTAATTTCTGCAAGAATTTCAGTTGACAAAATGTTTGCCAATTCTGTTTCTGCGTCCAAACCATGAATAGCTTTAAGGTCTTGAGCAAGTTCCATAGTGTACTCAGCTTTAAGAGCACGTGTAACTGCTGTCACTGTGTGCTTCTCAATTGAGAACGCCATTTCAGCGAATGCATTAGAAGTAGTATCTCCTAGTGCTTCACCTTGTACTGTTGTCATACCAGTTGCAGTTGTATAAGAACCAGCAGGACTGTCATTAAGAACAGATGGGTTAGTTCCAGCAATATCTCCACCACCAGTATCGCCACCGGCATCTTGGTTAGACAACATTGTAGGTTCGTCTGCTAGACCTTCTGCACCGTCCATAGAGATTTCACGAGCACGCATTGCAAAGATAAGTCCAGTTGGGCCTGTCATTGGTTGAACACCGCAAATGTCGTATGCAATTAGGTTGGGCATGGAACGTCTTACCAACGAGATAAGAATTGGATCCCATGTGTCCAGAGCGCCGTTACCACCAACAAAGTTAGTAGGTGCAGCTTCTGACATAAATTGTCTGTCTTCTTTCAAAGACTTTTCTTGGTTTTCAAGAATAATTGTAGTGACTGCCCGCTTGTAGCTATCCTTGATCTCTGGAAGATCAGGATGTGCAAGGACTGGCTGCCACTTTTCTTGTAGATGTTCTGTCTGATACATTGGTATCTCCTTTTGTATTTCTACTATTTATAAAATTTAGTTATTTTGCACTATTAACAGTTCTGCCAATTGCAGTCATATATGCTGCCATTGAACCAGATGTGTCAACGTCCTGTGCGGTGCCAGTTTCTACATCATCAATAGTTTCAGTCACCAACAATGTTGAGTCAACATTTGGGAAATAACTTTCTTTCAATGTTGCTAACTTTTCACGATAAGATTCTTCATCAGAATAATCTACATCTTCAATTAGTGATTTAAACTTCTCAATTTCTGTATCGGCTAAATCTGAAGAAACTTCAGATACAACCTGTTCCTTAACTAGACCAGCATTGTTTTTCTTCAATTGAACAGACTGTTCAATTGCTTC